CCTTTGCTTGGTTAAGGATAAGCTGTCTTTTTTTAGCAAACTCCCTAGGAGTTATCTCTAAGTTTTTCATCTGCTGAAAAGCAGTATTAGTTGCTGATGCCATGGTATCAGTAGCACCAAACGCCCATTCAGAAGCAGTAAGGGGAGCGTTTTCGCTAACCTTAGCTATACTGTCTAAAGTTTCTTGAGTATTTTTTTCAATTAAATCCCTTTTCTCCTGCCGCCTAACGGATTCAGCTTCTAAGTCATTGCTTAATTTCGTTCCAATACCAGCCCAATCAACATTTGCTTTTAATGGGTCTCTTTTTTTAAACTTGTAAAACGATTTAGCCATATAAATTTACTTAGTTGTTGTATACATTCTAGAACCTTGCAAAACTATCTTGCATTTGTTGAATAGCCGACCGTGTTCCTTTTTTTGATTTACCTCTACCAAAAAGGTAACTTGTGTCAAAGTCTCCCATGTTTTTAAACAAGGGGTTAAGGAGTTCGTTACCAACAAATGCATTGAGGCCCCCTGTTAATGCTTCATTGGCAGATGTGTTCGCAAGTCCGGCCGCTTCAGCATACATTGCGGCTGCCTCTTGAGCCCCTTCTGCTTCAGTATCTGCAATTAGCTGCAGCTCATTGTTATTTCTCTCTTCATTTAGAGCGACAGCCACATCTCTTGCATATAAGTCTTTAGCTATCTTATCTCTTTGCTGTTGGTTTGCATTAACCGCCAATGCCTGTAAGCCGCCTAAGCCGCCTAAAAGACCTCTAGCGCCTGTCTGCTGAAGGGCGTCTATCCCTTGTTGTTGTTGACTAGTTATTTCCCTTTGAGCATTTTCGTAGGCCTCCATAGGGACGCGCAACGCTTCCATCTCGTTTATAGAGGCAAAACCTTTAGCTTCAGCTATGGCTTTTTGTGCCGCGGTCTCAGCCTCTCTCATCAATCCTTTTGATCTAGCAGCTTGCGCGTAGCTCATTCCTGCTCCTAGAAGTTGCGGTGCGGCTTTTAGTGCCGCGCTTATAACATACCCTGGTATTACCATAACTTTATAATTTGAGTTAATACAAAGGTAACGAAAATCATGGATATGATTTAAATATACTAGACTCTACAGTAAATAGCTCTACATGGGTAGTGCTTGTGTTTGTTAAAGTGAACTCACAATAATATCCCATAACTCCTTGGGATTCCGCTTGTGGGTTTTTAACGGCAAAAATATAGTTGCCATTAGCGGGGGCGGTTCCTGTTAAAGTTACCGTAAGAGTCTTTCTGTCTGCCGATACAGCCGTTAGGGAACCAACCTCCAATTCTGGATTTAAGTCCTTGTATATCTTATCGCCAATGCTAACAATGGGGTTTATCGCAAAAGCAAATACTAGCGTGTATGTAGCCCCCACATTACTAACTGTAGTCACATTGCCTATGCCATCAACAGACCTCATGTGAAAATTAACGGGAGACTCATTCGCCCTTATAGAGGCATAGTAGCTTCCCTCTTTTAAGTCATACCACGCTGAGTTTATAACGCCAGTCTCTAGGTTTGTCTTGAAGGCGGCTCCCCAAGGACTGTTTGCCTCTAAGGATAAAGTCTTAAATTTTTTAGATGCTGTAGGCTCTATATTAAAAACACTTGTCACTGTAGAAGGGTAGCTTACATTGTAAAACTTATTTCTACCTTCATTTGTGTTATGCCTGTATAAATTACCCGCTTTAAAAGTATATAGGTAATTGTTCATTCCCATTATATACTCAGGTATATAAGAGTAAAAAGAAGGAAACCCTTTAACTGACTCGCTATATGTTATAGTATAATCACTCATGACACACATCCTATTGTTAGTTCATACTGTGTTTTTCCCGCAGGTATAATCTTAACAACTGCCTGCGTTGGGTACTTTGTTGTCTTAGGGACTGAAAATGACCCACTTGCACTAACATTCGTGCTTGTGTACACCACCCCGTTATAAGTAACTTGAAACTCTATTGTGGTGGCAATTACTCCAATGGTATATGTTAAAACAAATGTATTTAACGCTGCCCCCACATTTCCAAGTTCTACAGTAAACTCTCTAGTCACTGCGTCGTTTGCATTAATCTGCGCTCCACAAGGAATGGTTGTCTCACCCATATCAACTTCATCGTCTTTTATAGACAATACATATTCGTTCATATATGGGTCATAGCCCCCTAGCTTTTGTCCATCAAAATACTCAATAAACCTATCCCTAAACCAAGAACGCATACCATAGTTAGATATTATCTCTAGTTTTTCGCTAGGCCCCGAGCCTGTTAATTTTAAAACTGCTCCTCTTTTGGCATCAGTAAAATAACGATCAAAACCATAGGCAGTAAAGCTCTCCGGATTTAAACTAATACCATACTCTTCAATTCTTGCAATCTGATTGCCTATAACCTCTGGTATTGAACTTATAATTCCACCTGTCCCTGGAGAGCTTATGAGGTTTTTAGACGCTAGAACATAGCTTATTTTATCCTCTTGAAGAACTAAAATGTCTGTTGCCCTAGAGTGAAGCTTTTGAATAGCGCCAAAGTTTTGCTCTAAGTCTTTAAAATTAACAAGAGCCAAATTAAACTCATTTAAATTATTGACATTTGTCGTGGGTTGATACACTCCGCTATATGTCAAGCTAGAGTCATTTCTTGTTTGATTATATCCCTCTGCGCTTACGCCATTAACTCGACTCCCTATAGCTAGGGGATCTCCAGCTATTAAGTCCTCAATCTTATAGCCTTCTACTCCGTTTCCAAAAGTATATGCGTTAAAAAAATCTAAATTAACAATTGCTGGTTGAGAGCCTGTTTGCGTTTGAGCGTTACCTTGATGAAATCTATTGGTGATAGAAAAACTCTGAGACCCTTCATAGAAAATACCCTCTGCAACGCTAGGGGCTTTAGTTTCAAATACCAAGAAATTAATAGTTCCCGCTATGCTAATGCTTCCCTCTGTTTCTATTTTAGCAACTAATTGACCATCATTATTTGTGAATATGTCTAAAACTTCAACTTCTACAAGGTTATTTAAAGGCCCGAAACCATCTACCTTACATATTAGTGTGTCTCCTATAATAAACTTTGTTTGATTTTCGCCCTCCAAAGGAAGATAGGTAGCGGTGTCTGCCCCTCCGCCAATTTCAGCTTTTGTTCTTTGTATGTAAATAGTTTCAAAATCACCTTGAGAGGCTTGCAGTGCAAACTTATATCGAGATGCCCATGGTGGCGCAAGGTTGTTTATTGTTGCTTTAAGGTAGTTCCTAGTTTCTGACGAGCGGACAGGGACAAACTGATTATTTGTCTCAGAGGTTAGCACAGTAGAGTTTCTCCCCTGCGCGTCCATATACACTATTCCTAGTTGATAGCCTCTATTGCTATGAAGTGTCCTATTAAAATCGGATTTTATATAACCAACAACAGGGTCTACAACCTCAGAATAGAAGGCAAGTTTTATACTACTGTCCCCTTCAAGAGTATACATCATCGCAGGAGCTTGCAGTTGAATTACGTTAGCATTAACCACAGTGATTCCAAAAGATTGATTGTTGGTTCCACTTCCGTTGGGAGCAGTTCCAATAAAGGTTCCGTTCTTATTCCAAGGGGTTGTAACCCCTTGAACATCGTCAAAAGGATTAGGCATTGCACAACCAAACTTGTCTCCAAAAGTTAATCCTTGACAAAGATTAGCCGTATTTTGCATTGTTGTACTACCAAGAGCTGCTTGGAATGTGGTTCCTGCAGCAATCCAAGCCTGTATATTCGCATAGTTAGCGTCTACAGTTATACTTATAGAAGTCCTAAAGGTGTTAAATGTAAGTGTAGAATACCCTGATATAGTAGTGGTTTGTTGTTTAAATTTAAAGCCAAGCTCTATTGTAACTATGTCTCCGGTCTCTAGGTTTGCATTTGTAAAATTAAGTTGAGCAGCAGAGCCTGCCACTGTAAAAGCGGGACTAGTAAATCCATCATTATAGGCTGTGGCACCATTTTTAACTTCCGATAAAATCTCGTCCGTACTTATAGCTGACTCACTAACTATCTCAGTAGTGTAGTTTATAAGCAACGGCTCTCCGTTAGGGTTTGTTACGTCATACCCCTCAACATAGTTTCCATAAAAAATACGGTTACTCATGGTTGTTTGCGCCTTTGCTTTTAAGGGGACATTGTCAAATAATCGTAAAAGCTCATCTGAAGCTAGGGTAGTAAAGACTTTGTTGTTAGAAAAATCAACCGTCTGAGTGGTGTTGTCCGCCCAGCCTTCTTCTTCTTTGTTAAACTTCTGAATTACATTAACTACGTTTGTGTTGCTTACCTTAAAACATAAGTCTATGCCTATGACGCTAGCGCCCCCAGTGTCAAAAGAAACAGCGGCAGCGTTAAACAAATTTCGCATACCAGTGTTTGAATACATCTCTAACGTGACAAGGTATGGCCCTGGGCAAAATGCCGCTTCTGAAAACTGAGATAGTGCGCTATACTGAAGGTTCTCATACTTATAGCGATACGCAAACGAAACAAAGTTTGTCTCCATAAAATCATCATCCCCGCTTACATTTTTTAATGTAAATGTTGGAGATGTTATAGGGGCTGGTCGTAACACACTAATGTCTGCCTCAGTAAAAGAGTTGGCGTATTGTCTATTTACATCAATAACCCTTGGTGGGTTTAAATCGTCTGTAAAAAACAAGAAGTTATCTATTAAGTCTACCCCCGTGACTAAGAACTTAGGATCAAAGTTTAAAACAGATGTAGAGATTAAGTGATAGTTAAGGGCTTGAATGTTAGTATTGTAGGAAACCACCATGTCTACGCCTCTAGTGGGGTCGTGAACAAACCAGTACATAGTCTCTGTTGTCCCGTCCTCGTAAGCCCCAATACAGACAGTGTTTGCGCTTAAAGCAGTTCCGTTATGTTCTAGTGTGGTTATTTGCTCATTGCCCTTTGTGTTCTCTACCGCTCCAATAGTAGTACCCTCAGTTGAGCCTAATCGTATATTCAGAGCATCTCTATACTCGCCCATAGGGAGTATTCTTTCATCGACGCTTTTATTCATGCGCCCTTTTATGAAATTAGTTTGTATGTCCATGCTACTTAAGCCACTTATTCTGACCTCGCAAGTTCATAAGCAGACGACCAGGGTGAATGTTACTGATTCTTATCTTGGCATTTCTTAACAATGCTGTCTTTTCTTTTCTAGACCTACCAACAATATACTCTTGAACGCCTAGCTTAGAGGATAAGATGGCGTATTTAATGTGAGCATACACATAGTCTTCAAATAGTTTATTTACGCTTATAGAGGCGATATCTCCACCTTCCATTCCATCAGATACATACTCAAGTATTGCTATCTTATCTAACATCCCAGAGCTGAAGTTTATAACGCCTGCAGACTTATCAATTCTAAAAGTAGGATTAGCGTTTGCCGTTTCAGTATTTAGACCATATCTAGCTCCTACATTGTACTCAAAATACCAAGAGCCATCACAACACCATCCCTCTCTTCCGTTGAAGTTAGGATTGTTTTCGTTTAGGTATATGCTCTTTTTAGTTCCTTTTATCCTTTCTATATCTATATTAGAGTATTCCGGCTTTAATATGTTTCCGTCTTGATCAAATAAAACCCTACTCTCATTGTCTTGAAGATAGGCGCTACTTGAGTTTAGCTGAATGTTTTCAGTAAGAGGGAAAATAACCCCATCTCTATACAGAGAGATCCTTACCCAGTTCACATAGTCAGAAGGAAGCACAAATCTTAATTCATTGTCAACACTTAACTCTAGCGCCTTAATCTCTTTAAAGGCATCATAGTTTAGTTCTTGAATCGCTCTCTTGGCATGAAACAATACTTGATATCTCTCAACATTATTTACTAGCTCATTATTACCAGCATATATAGCCATAAAGTTATTTACGATATCAGATAGACTTGTGTATTGATACGACCCCCAATTTGTTTCCTCTGCAGGATTGGTTCCGTTTGTGTAATATTGAAACTGACTTAAGTATGCCATATCTTATTTTTCTGATTGAGATTCTTGCGTTAATTCACCATCTGCAAACTTAACCACATCACCCTCTCTTATTGAAACTCCCGCGTATTCTAGAATCTTCATGACTAAGTCGGGCTCATCTGACAAAGGGAGCTCAAAGTCTTGATAGTCTGCCGCAGAAGCATTAAATACTGGGCCTCCAGAAGTTAATTGCACCCATGTCCACTTAGGATCTAAGGGATTTCTAATATAGTAAGAGTCTACGTTAGTAGCTCCATTAATAGTTGTAGGGTATACCTCTATAATATTGCCTCTCTGAACATATACCGGGAAAGCAGCAGTGGGGGCCAATAGGTTTGTTGATATTAAACTTCTTATCTTATTTTCTTCTACCTTCTCTATCTCTACACCTGGTTGTCCAGCTCCGATTGTGTTGTATTGAACGACATTTAAAAGGTAGTAGTCTGAAGGTAAATTGTATTTGCTTGTATTAGCGGTGGCTTGAGTTAAAGTTGTTGTCTTGGAAAAGCTAGAAATAACCTCTTCATATCCTTTGCTTATATCGACAAGCCCCGTGCCTGACTGACGAGCATTTTCTTTTACCACTTGATAGTTTAGGTTATAAAAATAATCTTCAAACAAATCCATCTGCGCTTGCTTGGCAAATTGATTAAAGTCTGACGGGGATATATATCCGTAGTTATTTTTATTTAATACCGATAGTACAGTATTCCTTACTGAGTTTATCATTTTTAAAGGTTTTAACAAAGATAGACAAAAAAAAGAGGCCCTCTTGAGGCCCCTTCTTTCTAGTCTTTTACTATAAAAAGATTAACTATTAGCAACTTGGCTAATTGCAAAGTCCAAAGTAACTAAAGGAGCCGCATTAGTATACGGAGCTCTCATTACTGTGCCTAAAGCTTCTACAAGTTGATTTTGAACAGCAAGTCCACTTGCGTCAGCAGCGTGAGTTATAGTGATTAGGTCAGCTGAAGCAGACCCGTTATATTTAATAACAGTTGTTGTTGTGGATGTTTGCTCAATTGATCTAAGCTTACTAGCGTTCAATAGAGCAGTCGGTTGATTTCCGAAATAAAGGTTAAGATACTTTGTCATGATTACGCTACTTGAATGTTAGAGATTACTAGTGGTGAGTCAGCAGTAATGTTTAGAACAGCCTCTGACCACTTTCCTTGAGCTGCTTCTACTAGTTTGTCTTGAAGATAACCTACCATTTCATAAGCAGAGGTATCTGCAGCATGAGTAACGGTAACTTGATCAAATGCACTTGCTCCTAGCATGAATACTATAGTAGTGGTGCTAGTTCCACTATTTACCCAAAGGACTTCCTCCGCTGGGATTACAAGACTACCGTTCGCGGCGGTGTCGTATTGTAAAAATTTTGCCATCAGTTAAAAATATTAGATGTTAATAAAGAACAAAGATAGTCAAAAAAAAAGACCCCATTTCTGAGGTCTTAATTAGAGTAAAGGTGAATTACTTTTGTTTTTCTAGAAGCTTGAGTGTTTCAACACCATCATCGCTCTGCAAATATGATGCCACAATATAGTTGGCAGACTCCCCGAAAGGAACCGTTAACATTTTTGTTTTGTTATTGGGTAAGTTAAAGTATACATCTTTGTTTTTATTACGCATCCCTAGCAGTCCATCTTCAAAGAACTTAGCAACCTTGCTCTCTAGCTCAAGCATAGGGTCGTTAAGTAAATCTAAAAACTCAAAAGGGTTCTGCTTGGCAAAGACCAACACATCTCTTTTTAACTCTGCGGTAGTCATCTTGTCAACAGAAGAGCCTAAGAGAACACGAGATATATTCTCAAGCATGTCTAGTGTTAAGCTACGAGCTGCAATCAAAGCATCTACCTCCGCGTCAAGGCTCTGAACCTCTTCTTTAGCCTCAGCCTCTTTGTTAACCTCTACAAATATATCACCAAACCCAGGGTGGTAAGATAAAAACTCTTGAAGAACAGGGTTGTCTTTAGGAACATGCAAAAAGCCATCATCAAAGATTATAGGCTCAACAATAGCAGTTCCATCTTGCTCGTCTTCAAAAGGTGATTTTTGGTTTCTAGCATATCGAAGAGGTCGATTGCTAGTCCCATCAAAATACAATAGAGGCTTACGACGAGTGTGTCGTGATGATAGCATAAATGATAATGGTGGGGTTTTTCTTTTTAGGACATAGTTCATGTCCACGGAATTCTTATTTTTTTTCATTAGATATAATTTAATATGATTTAAAAAAAGGGAGGGTGTTTAAACACCCCCCCGTTGAGTTTATTTATCCTTCAAACAAGAAGAAGTTGTTAGCACCTAAAGTACAAACAGCACGCTCAGAAAGGTAGTTAACCTCCATTGCGTCAAGATCGCTTGTAGCAGCACCTCCAGCAGAACCTGTAATCCAAGTCTTATATCGACGATCTTCAGTCTCTGAAGCACGATATCTAACGTGAAGGAAAGGACGCTTAGCGTTCTTACCAAGAATTTGGTCATAAACAGTAGTAGATCCAGCAGGAACTAAAAGCCCTGAAATCTTACCAGCATTTAAACCACCACGCATAGTTGGGTCGTTCAAATATTTCCAGTCAGTCTTATAGAAGTCATAACCACGAGTGAAGCCTTTGAAACCTAAGTTTAAAGCCATCTCTTCGTCATTATCAAACAATCCGTAAGAAGTACCACCTGCTCCATAAGAGTTCTGTGCAGCTAGCATATCATCAACGTCAAAACCGAACTGACGGTTTAAGAAAATAACATTCTCTTGAATAGCTCCTTGCTTGTCTAATCTTTCGATCATAGCATCAAAGTCAGCCAATGTAGTTGGATTTCCTCCAGACCAAACATTACCTCTAGCTCCCACAACGTGGAAGACACCTTCAGATCCTTTGTTTCCAACATCAGCTCCAGCACCAATAGCTCCTGAATTAGCTTCAGCAGGAACGGCCTCAACCATAGCAGTCTCTAGGTAGTCCTCAAAGCGGAGACGAGTCTCGTGCTCTGATTTCATGTACCATAGGTATCCAGAAGCACCATTCTCAGTAGTTACCTCTACCCATCCAATCTGAGCCATGTCAGAACCAGAAACAGCATACTTGTCCTTGATAATGATAGGAGAGTTCTCAAAAATTGAATCGTCAGCCTCTAAAGACTCAACCATTCCGTTTGTTCCTTTCTTAAATTCAGAACCATAGATAAATACAGTGAACTTTGTCCCTGCAGCCGCAGTCATACCAGCTGCCTCATAGAAAGCAACAGTAAATGTTCCAGCAGCGTAGTCTACTGCAGTTACAATAGCCTTATTAGTTATTGAAAGAGAGTTAGCCGAAAACATAACTGTCTGTCCAATTCTGATAGCGATACCACCCGTATTTGGATTAAGCGTATCGTTAACAGTAAAGACTCCAGTATCAGAAGCAGCTAAACCCCCTGCAGGAGGAGTAACATCAACATACTTAGTGTGAAGTCTTCCTTGCTCAGCCCATTTGATAAGGTCAGAGTTAGAAGGCATTTCAGCGCCAACCATTCTCAAGAAAGAAGCTACGGTACGGTTACCGTATCTCTCAAATTCCTTTTCATAAGTATCAGGAAGATACTGATTCAAGAAATTGAAGTTAGTAATATAATTCGTGGCAAGCGCTACGCGCTCGGCACTGGGTTGTAAGTCAAACCCGGGAACTGCATCTACAGCCATAATAATTTATTTTAATCATTTATTTTTATTTGAACGGATCCTCAAGCCACGACCGGAGTCAGTGCTTACGGACTTCACGTTAAACCCTCCTTTACTAAGATTCTGTGGCGTCTGCCTAATGTCCATATTAATGTTCTTAGACTTTCTTGCTACATTATCTACAGCGTCCGACATGCCTTGCTCATAGAAGAACTTGGCTACTCGGTCTGGGTTCATCGCCATCGCTAGAGCTTTATGGTATCCCTTGGCATCATCAATAACACCATCTTTGTTAACATACTTTGAAATAAAGTTATTAAGATCAGATTGAGTGCTTTTAATTTCTGCAGCATCAGCAGGAGAGTAGACTATATCCCTATCATTAACATTGAACTCAAAACCTTTGAATTCGTTATTGAAGTATTCGTCCGTCTTCTTTTGAAACCATTCGTACTTTTTACGTTCCTCATCTTGGATATTTAAAGCCTTCGCTTGGTATTCCTTGTAAGCATTGATTTCTTCTTGGTCTTTTGTAGAAGCGACCCCTGGGCTTGACTCAAGAGGGGCTTTGTACTTCTCTTTTTGATCCTCAAAGAAGTTCTTTGCTTTGGCAAGTTCTTTTTTCTTAGCTACCTTCTTACGCCTAATGTCTGACTCTTCATCAATTTCTTTGTCATAACCGAACTCTTCTTCGATCATAAAAGAAATGTCATCACTATCGAGACCATCTTCTTTGTTGGCGTAATATCTCGCTAAGAGAGTATTGTCGTCTAGGTCATCAAAGTCTTCATTTAATTTAATAAAGTCTTTAATCCCTCGACCTGTTTCTTTTTTATAGTTTAAATAAGCAGAAACATCTTCTGGTAAATCTTCAGCTTGCTCTCTTTCTGAAAACAATTGATCTACAGAGTCAATCTGCTTATCATATCTATTTTTAATATATGAAAGAACGTCTTCCTCTTTAAGTGAGGAACTCTCTTTTTCAGGTTCGGCAACTTGAGTTTCCTCAGTAGCTACCTCTACTGTATTTGTTTCTGGAACTTTTTCTTCTTGAGAAAATTCCTCTTCGTGCTTAGCTAGCAATTCATTTTCAACTTCTTGAACTGACTTTGCTTCGACATCAGCGACTTCTTTTACTGTGATTTTCATAGATTTAATTTAATTGATACAAAGTTAATACTTATTTATTTATTTTTTTCCGCTCGCTTTTTTTTTCTATATGCCCTCATTGCATCTCGTTTGTCTTTTCCTTTTTTCCATGAGCCAGCAGCAAACCTTTCTGCTCTCCTTTCCTTTTTAAACACATAAACCTCTCCAGCCTCTAAGGCTTGCTCGTAGGATTGTGGTCTAGCCTTCTCTTTTCCTTTAAAAGTTATAGTGGGACTAGCCGTGTACACAGTCTTTCCTTTTTTGTTTTGACCCTCCCCATACTCCATCAATACAGTTTTTTCTCTGCCCGATTTATTTCTATCTAAATTTCTAAGGTGTTTTTTGCGTCTTCTCTTTATTGGTTCAGTCATATTATCGAGGATTAAACTCGGCAAAATCAAAGCCATCTAGAGAGTCTTCGTTAGACTCAAACTTAATGGGGGGTAAATTGTTTTTCCTTTGATTTATAAGCTTAGACTGTTCTGAGTTCTGTTGACTTATACGTTCGGATTTAGAGTCTTCTTTGTTTTTTTCCCTATCATTAATTGATATTTGAGACATGCCCTGTATTTGCATTTGATATTGAAACTCCGTAGCCATCAGTTCTTTCTTAAGCATTGCCTCATTCTTAAGCTTTTCTATTTCAAAAGCAACATCAGCTTGTCGATACTGTATTTTAGATTGAGTTTCAGCTTGTATCTTTTGCATAGATGTTTGTGCTGCCATCTGTTGAGACTGAGCGTTTATCTGAGCTTGAGACTGTTGTTTAATCATCTCTGATTGCTGTTGTTGAGCAGCCTTTTGATTTCTTTTAACTTTTAATAATTGATTTGCAACTTTAATATTTTTTATTTCTCTTATGTCAATAGCATCTTCTAAGCCAATTGCATCTCTAGACAAAGCCATTTGTATATTTGCTTCTAGCTGAGTTCTTTGCTCTTCGTCTGGAGACATTTCTATAAAGACTCCAAAGTCATACATATACAAGTTTTTTATGTCTTTTAAAAGACGCACATTATACTTGCCTATCTGCATAGCGAACTCTTCTTTAAAGTCAGCATACTCCATAATGTCTGCGATTCTACACGACAAGGCCTCCGCCAGTGTCCTAGTTATATATAGACTACCCTCTAAAATATGTCTAGTTGCCGTGTTAGAATTTAAAGCGGCTAACTTTTGAACTCCGACAAGAGCGTTAGGATCTGGTGTCGAGCCATCCCTAACTTCGTTTAAACCAGTTACTGAGCGAATCATATCCATATAGTGATTGTAGTTGCCAATCAATGCAGCCATTTTAGATTGCCCAGAGTTAGAAGTTAGTTGTTGAATAGGAACGCGAGCATTATTAAATTCACCGTCTTGTGTATAGCTACGACCAATAACACTACCTGTTTGGAAGTATAAGCGCAACGCGTCTTCAGGATTATATGCTGCGCCAGTCCCTAAGTCAACTTCATTAAGACCATCGGCATCAATAAACACACCGTCTGGAACTATTCTTGATATAACTTGCTGCATCTTTAAGTGCGTAACTTGAATTAAATCAGCAAAAGGAATCATTCTTCTAACCAAGGACTCTATGTTCCCTTTGTACATTCTAGGTGCGCTTGCAACGTAGTTAGGCATGGCATGCTGAGAAGCTGACTTAGGCCGAACCATATTCTCCATCATTTTCCATTTCAACATAATGTTGGTTCCCATAACCATCACTCCCTCATACCATACGTCTATTGTTTTTTCAACTTTAGTAAAGTTACCTTCCTCCATCATCTCTTCAGGCGGATTAAAGTTGTCGTCTTTCTCTATTACTCTAGAGTTTCCATTGTCTAAGTCCTTCTTTTTATAAACAAACTTATTTGTTGTCTTATAATTAAAATACATTAGAGTAGCAGAGTCTCTACTGAAAATATCATTCTGATACTGCTCGGCTACATTAAAATAATCATACCAACTCTGACTATACTTTGATATTGTTTCTAAATCTTCAGTTGTAAGACTAGGGTCGATTTTAATAAGTTCAGTTATGGGTAATGTTTTAATTTCTCCCCAATAAAAACAATCTTTAAACTGAGGGTCTTCGGTATAGCTATACACCACATTAGCAGGGTCAACATAACTTACCTGAACTCCAGCTCCAGGAAGAAATTCTTGCTTTACTATACCAACACCTATTGTAGCTAAATCATAGTCTACTCTTTTTCGTGTGTCTATATAGTGATTGTCTTCTAAGAGAGTATTTATTGCTTGCTCTTCTGCTATTTCAATTGCTGGTTTGTAATTTAACTGCATATAAAGAGCTAACTCGTCGTCATCGTTTGGAAGTTTTGCTGGATCTACAGTAAACGGATCAATATCAAATGTTTCCGCCATTACTGACATAACATCTTTTGACACCATTTCTGTTTCTACATTCTCTTGAAATACGTTTCTGTTCTCCGCAGAAAGAGCGTCTTGAGCAAACGCTTTTATTTCAAACTGTCTCTCTTGCATTCCGTTTACAACAATGTCAACGAACTTTGGAAGGATAGGAACGGGTGTCCAGTCTAGGTTTAAATAGCTTAAATCACCATCTACAGAAAGCTCATTTTTGTATTTAGCAACCGATTGTTCGCCTCTAGCATAAAGCCTTAAACGATTAAACTCACGCCACTGACCGTAGTATCTACAAGACCCACTGTCTCTTTTAAACCATTCATACTGAATGGATTGTCCTATCTTGAGCCCAAACTCTTGAGTCGCCTTCTCTGCGTCAGATACAAACTGACTCGGAAACCCCGAGGGCAAAATGTCAATACTTACCTCTTTCATTTACTGTAATAGTTCGCTGAACGAGCCACGGTTATTATATCTAGCAAAGTTAACGCTTATTTTTGATTGCTTTTGCTCAGGTAGATACATGTGTTTTTGATTGGCCATACACGCTAAACCAGAGCTAATAGTGGCATCAAATTTCGTTCTATTATTAATATCAAATCTTGCCCAATCCTCTAATGTCCGAGCAAAGGGCATAGAGCCCATGTCACCACTCTCTCTATATGTGCCCTCGATGTCTATCCCTACATACTTCTCTATGTAGGACTCCACCGCGGATGCGTGAGACTGCTTTACATCTTCTGACGAGTTGGGTATCCCGCCTAGCTCCTTTTCGGTCTTAGAGAGCTTGTTAAAGCGCTTGTCGGGCCTGTTCATACTAAAGCCTCTGTAACCTCTGTTTTTAAAATGATACAAGAGCCTAGGTTTATTATTTTCAGCTAGCACTGGCATGCCGTAAAAGACACAAGCCATTAGAACTTCTTCAAAGAATATCTCTGCCGTTTGTGGCCTAGCTACATACTCTAAGAAAAACTCATTGCTAGGGGCGTCGTCCATATTAAACTTTGTCATTCCATGTAGCGCGCCATTAGAGCCACCACCACCAACAACGCCTGAAATATCATAAGAGTCACAACCGAAAGAACCAATATGCTCGTTCCCTGGTAAAAACTTTCCGTTAGATTTTATTACTTTGTTTTGAAGATGCCGAGGGGGCAACCAAGAGACTTTAAACCTGCCGTTCTTCTCAGGAGACCAAACAACCTCTGTGTCTTTCTCTCCGTTCTTCCAATGAAAAGAACCGCGGGTAATAAAATGTTCGGTAATCAGACTATCGTTATAGTCTATCTGCTGATATATCTTTGTAAGATTAAATATTGAGGCCTTGCTCTCATCTCGAAAAGCGTGAGACTCCGTTCTTGGAAACTGCCTATAAAACTCATTTAATGCATCCGCATCAGACTTTAATGATGTAACCTCATTCTCCCAATACTCAATAGCACCCATAGATATCTTTCCTCCGTCTATGCCTTTTATGGGGGCATCGGGACTATACAGAACGGGCATCCCGTATCTGTCAATATACCCCTCAAAGTTCCACTCCATAGGCACAAACAAAGAGTATAGACCGCTCTTGGTCTGTCCGTTAGGATTTCTTTTAGTGAGGTCAGAGTCATAGTATAACTTCTTAAAGTTATCACCCCCCTTGTCTAAAGCGTTAGAAGTAGAGCCCATCATACACTTACCTATAACCTTAGACCCTAGCCTCAAACAAGTCTTGGTTACCCTCCAATTATTTAAAATATTATCGGGCTTCATCCACTTACCAGACTCATCATGAATTAAGAGTTGAAGCTTTTCTCCGTCATAGCTGTTGTCAGAAGTATTCCTCCAGTCTATGGTAGTGTCTAGTCCCTCAACGTCCTCGCTCTCAACATTGATCATGTTCTTTTTAGTAATCTTTGAGGCGGGTACACGATAGGCGAGCTCAGTCTTTGGCTTGTCCATACCATCCATAATCGGCTTGAAGAAAAAAGGAAGATTGCTATTAATAGGAACCACCTTGTCTGTAAACATTTTTTTAGCATCACCACCCGTCTTAGAGAGTATTCCTACTCTAGCGTCTTTTGCCACTGTCGCAATATTTATAGTCTCTGATGAACCCATAAAAGAAAAACCTGAACGTCTAATCTTTAGGTAGCACATTCCAAAAGACCGAATATCAGCCTTACAAGCCTCCCAGAAAATAAAGAATATTCTATTTGCCTCTCTAAAGTCCGGAAGGCCTACATCAATTTTTGTCCACTGCAAATACATATAATGAGAGCCAGTCATATAGGTTGGAATACCATTATTCATAAACCAGAAACCATTGTCTCTGTTATCAAACTCTGCCTCTATAGAGTCCACCCACTTATCTTTAAAGTTAGCAGGCATATCGTTCCAAGAAAATATAGATTTTATCTTAGATAACTCTTTTGGATATTCAAAAGGATGCCAGTATTGATCGGCTACTTTTTTACTCCTAGAATATATTTTTTTAGGTTGAGATGGTAAGGCTACATATAGACCTCCTATGTTATAGATTTCTCCTATTGTACCGTCTCTAGAGATGACAACAATATCGTACTTCTCGTCATATCCATAGACCCAAGACTTGGCCTTGTTCTTTCTAGAAAAAACAGAGCCTGGGATTACATCTCGCGCAATCTGGTATATATTATTTTGCCCTTCTCTCTGCAAAACCGCCTTTAGATTCATTCTGTTTTACTGGAGCTTCCAACGCTTGGCGCTCGGCATCAATACGAGAGAGTATCTCAAAGGCATCGAAGATAGCAAGCTTCTTTGTTGCCGCGGCATTCTTTAGCCTGTCTGGCGCAAGCTCATCATCTTTGTCATACTTGATGATGTCTTCTTGAGCAACCTTAACTAGCTGAGTAACGGCTTTTTCTCCAGCTTTTATTATCTGTAATTTAATTTCATTAATGTCCATCAAAGCAATATACAAATGTTTTCACTTTCGATAGAAACCTTTTCATCGTAATGTTCAACTGTTATTTTCATTTCTCGTGCTTATGCTCTCTAATATATTCTAATAATGCCATAGCAACTCTATAGTCTGAGTCAAACATTTGTGTTAGTTTTGTCTCAAGTTCAATAATATCTTTTAGTGTCATTTCTTTTCTTTATTAGTGAGGTACATAAACATCACACTTACAAGCAAAGTAATTATTATTAACTCTTTCATTACTCTGTTGTATTAATTATCTGTAATTTAATTTTATTAATGTCCATCAAAGCAATATACAAATGTTTTCACTATTTACTCGATAAAGCTTTTCTCCTTCTACGGTAAATTCATATTCACTATCAGGCGTGTAGGCTATCTCGTCACCCTCTTTTAGCCCTATATTTTGTAGCTTTCTGGTAATATAACGTATCGTCCCGACAAGAGGCTCCTCCTCAGTAAACTTATTTAAATAGTAGTCTTTAGTCTCTGAGGGTTTTATAAAGCAATACTTGCCCGTGGTATTCCATCCGACACCATTGTGATATAGAAAAAACTGATTAAAATCGACAAAGAATATGTCGTCCTTCCAGAAGTTATGACTACTCCTTTCTCGGCCCCGCATATCGTTGTAATACTTAAAAACATTATGATGAACCAAAAGAACATCACCACTCTTAATGTCCCCTTTATAACCAATAGGAACTTCTATTACTTCAGCAAATCTATTAGATACTTTATGGTCTTCTTTTGAAGAGCTCGTGATGAAATCCACATCACCAATTTTCTTAATATTGTCATAGCGCCTTCCTTTTACTGGTTTTATAATAAAAGAATGTGGAGACTTCATGAACCACAATTTTCACATTCAGGGTCATCAATACTACACGATTCAGAAACTTCTTTTTCCTCTAACTCTTCTACCCAATTATCAAAATCTTGCGACATGCCTACTTAAAAATTAATGTTATACTCTATAGAAAAAGGCATATTCGCATTGAATTGTTTCCAAAGAATAACTTCATCATTGCTTTCTACCCAAATTTTTATGTCTCCACTAGACTTATCTTGTTGAATAAGGTGGATTTTATGAGACCCCCCAAGGATGTCTTGTGAAACGATGTAATGCATTGCGCCCGACTTGTAGTCCGCGCCAACGGATAATTTTCTAATGTCCATTAAAGTATATTTTATCCTGGGATATAACCAGCAAATACATATTCAGTTCCTCCAATATTTACCTTAAGCCACGCGTCGGGCTCTGATAAGTATCTAGTCGAACTCTTACCACTACCTACAATAGGTATCGTAGGTTGAGCCGAGGGATCAACGGCAGTCCCATCAGCAGGCTGAGTGCCCGCGCTGTTAACACGCAATGTACCTGCAACAACAACGGGCCCTGTTAGCGTGGTGTTCCCAGTAATCGAAAGATTACCAGTTAAGGTCATGTTGGACGTTGCAACACTCCCTTGTGTTAAAACATTTTGAAGAGTATAAGCGGCAGAAAGATTAGCGACACTAAGAGCCGTAAAGTTCTTAGTTATGTTGGTGTTCTCAACGTCTGTGCCTATGATTACATCGTTGGCTGTTGGAACTGTTATGTTATACGTGCTAATCTTTGCCATGCTATGAATTATAAATAATTTACTCTTTCTCTTCTTCGGGAATCAACTCATACGAACCATCTTTTAGGTCAATATTGACTTTCCCGTATGTTTCTTCTAGTTCTTTTTTAATAACTTCCATTTGCTCAGATTCTTTAGCAAACATTGCTACTAAATCGGCTTTACGAAGTTCTCCAGCTCCAATTTCTCCTTGAATCTGAACCATCTTAGAGTTAAGTTCTGTAACCTTAGCTAACTCTTCTTGTGTGATTTTACTATCTTGCGACATTGAATTTTATTTTATTAATTAAACAAGGGCGTAAATATACAAACTATTTACTTATTCTCCTTCAGCGGGTGGTACAGGCTCACCAATAGTAAGTGTTACTGAAACAGGTGTAATCTCTAAAGCTATTTGACTATCAAGATTTGTTTCCAATTGAGTTACTTGCTCTGCTCCCATAGCTGCTTTAGTCCAAGCGACTACATCAGCGTTTGTAAGATCAGCAAAAGGTGTAAACCCAGAAAGATCACTAGTGCTTATTGTCTCTGTGCCAATACTTGTTGCTGTATAAGCGTTACCCTCTGGGTCTAAAGTATCAGATGTTCCTGTTACTATCCAATGCACGTTATACACAACATCTGTGTATTCTCCGTCAGTAGGGTAACAGTCTACTGTTCTGCAATTCCAATCATATGTTGTTGCCATAATTTATTTATTTATTGTTTTTGGTTTTGATGTTGATATTCTGCCTAAAGATAATTGAAAATCTTCAAGACTCATTTTAATTATTTTTTTACCTGACTTTTTTATTTCAGCTATAAGCTCAGGTGTTGCTTTTTGCATTATCATTAGGTTTGTTTTGTAAATAAAGGTATTAAATAATCTGTTCCGTCAACTTTAATATCTAAGTACGCATCTGGTGTAAAATCTGGTGCATTTTCTGGTTCACTACCAGATACTGCTCCTGCTTGTTCTAATGCAGAACCATATTTAAAAGTACCATTAACAGCAAGTTTATGACCTGGGTTAGTAGTCCCAATACCTACGTTGCCTGCATTGTCAATGCGCATTCTTTCTGTATTATTTGTGCCAAATAGAATACCTAAATTATCATTATGCCAAACTGCTAAGTCACCTCCTGATGATAAACCAAAGTCTCCACCAGTAGAAATACTTGCTGCTCCATTTGTTAATCGTAATGAAGTTGCTGCTGCAGCACTATTATTTATTTGAAGTTGTCTTGTAGGAGAATCAGTCCCAATTCCAACATTAACACCTGAACTTGTTCCATAAACAGTCATTCCAGTTATTATATTTCCAGCAGTAGATTTTACATTAAAATCCATAGAACCTCTGACAGCCGAAAGACTATTTGAATATGTTTTTATATTTCCGTATTCTACTATACTACCATTATAATCTGCGGAAAATTTAATTTTACCTATATCAGTTGAAGTACTCACGTTATTTCCCCCTCTTGATATTAAAACAACACTTTCTGCATTTTCTTTATTTACATTAAGCAATTCAGCAGGAGCAGTAGTCCCAATTCCTACGTTGCCATACATTAAAGTGTCCCTATTTGCCTCAAGACTTAAAACAGGTACATAACCACCAGAATTATCTGTGGTAAAAACCATTCTTGCTTGGTTACTTGTTGTATAATCAACAGTTATATCTGCGTCTGCGTTACTGTTTCTAAATTTTAATATAGTAGAATTAGCTGCTGTTTCTGCTTGTATTCTTATAGATGCATCGCCTGTAGCTCTATATACGTCTAATGAATTTGATGGTGTGTCTTGCCCAATTCCTACGTTGCCATCATATTTTAAAAACAAAGATGTGTTATACGTTTGACTTGAATTAGTAACATCAAAAGCAAGGCCAGCACCTCTGTTAGAAGAAGAATCAGAATCAATTACACTACGTATTCTAGCAGAATTAAGTAAACCATAGGAATAACTTCTATTCTTGAAAATTATACTTCCACCAAACCCAGTGTATGGAAGGTTTGCATTTTCTGCGGTTATAGTTAAAACATTATGAGGTATTGTTCTATCTGAGCTTGCTGCCGTAGACAATAATTCAAGCTTTGTGTCAGGAGAAGTAGTCCCAATTCCTACGTTGCCTGCGCTAGTGATGCGCATTCTTTCTGCTAGAGTACCTGCATCAGATGTCATAAAATTTATCTGTCCACTATTAGTTGCTGAACCTTGTATTGATGATATTCTACCTACTTCAACTGCGGTAGAAGTTTTATTAAAAAACTGAATCATACCGTTTTGATTCCCAAATGCGGCAGACCTATTTCCTACTAATTCTAAAATAGGACAAGTATCGCCTGAACTTGATGCTATAGTTTGTGTTACAAAAGAAGCTGGGTAAGCATTAAATTTTGATGTTGCATTAATTAAAACATTTCCTGCGCTGTCAATGCGCATCCTTTCTGTATTGTCAGTTTTAAATACAATATTAGAATTAGTACCAGTTTGAGTTGCACTATAATCAGCACTTAATGTTAAGTTTTGAAATGCTAAAAGTTCAGCACTTCCTGCTGACCTTGATATTTTTAAAACCTCGTAATTAGTACTTTCTCCTCTACTAAATATTTGAAAATCTTGACTGCCACTTATAGCTACTGTTTGAATTTCTAATAAAGCAGAAGGAGTATCAGTCCCAATTCCTACGTTGCCTGCGCTTGTCATATACATAGCATCTGTAGTTCCATTTACTGTAAACCTATGTCCTACACCTGACTGAGCTTGATGTCTAAGATATCCACTTTCAACATAGTGATATGCTTTTATAGCGTTTGCTATTGTATATGCTATTCCACCTGAATATGGACTTGACGTTACAGCGTTTAATGATAACCAACTACCATTACCACCACCATTTGTTGGTGAAGTAGTCCCCAAGCCAAGATTCCCTGCGCTGTCAATACGCATTTTTTCCGAACCATTTGTGTTAACAACAAAAGTGTCATTTCCGTTAAAACCAAAAAGAGTGTTAGGATCTCCTACGTGTGCAATGTAATCTGGTATATATACTCTAGCACCAAATTCTGCTGCTCCACCATCTGACATATCTAAGGTTAAAGCAGTTATTGCAGAACCACCATCATTTCCATGAAATTTAATATCCTTATCTTGTATTGATGAGGTAATATTTAAATTACTACTTGCATTGTCAAATTTAGCATACTCAGTTCCAGCTACTTTTAGTCTAATATCATCTCCACCAGCATCTAAAATTATATCATCTGCGGAATCAATAATTATATTTTCACCAGCTGAACCTTGTATTAGTAAATTATCAACACCATCATCTCCTATAAAATGACTATCTCCAAAAACTATACCTCCTGCTACATTTACTCCTGTACTTGTGGTTTCAAACTTTTTAACTGAATCATAGTAAAGTTTTACTGCACCATCAGTAATAAACTCAGCCATATTTTCAGTAGAGCCTTTGTTTATTTGAACGCTTCCTGATGAATTTTGAATTAGTAAATTTCCTGTTTGATTATCTATTAATGTGTTTGTGGCATTGTGATATATTTCCATATCACCAGATGTACCAACTTTTAACTTAAAGTTATCAGGTGTTCTTATTTCGCCCGTACCTGACATTGTACCACCAGCAAGAGGTAAGTAAGGGCCGCCTGGTATATCACTTGCGCCTATTTCTATTATATCACCATCAGACTCTACGGCTAATAGATAAGCCGCAGTGCCTGTAAAATCTTCTTGACCATATGCATTAAACCTAACTTTACCAGTAGACTTAATCCGCATACGTTCATTTAGAGCAGTTGAATAAGTAGAGAACGTTAAAGCAGATAGTACAGTTGTGTTTTCTGCAACTGTAGCTATTTGACCAGTTGGAGAGTAATTTTCAGCTAAGTGAAAATCAAGACTAGTACCATAACCAGCAACATTATTACCACTTGTATTAACCAAAGATAATGCGCTTAAAACTCCATTAGTTGCAGCTCCTAAAGATGCTACTGGTGATCTAACACTGTTATTTGTTCCAGGGCCAACTTGAAGTTTAGAGCCTGGAGCAGTAGTGTCAATTCCCACGTTGCCAGAGCCGTTGATTATCATATCTACATTAGTTGCTCTTTCAAACTTTAAAGATGAATTAACATAATTTCTTTTTATAGATCCATATTCAGTACCTTGAATATCATAAATAAAATCTATGTTAGATACTGACGATACACCTACTCTACCTAATTGTAATTTTGAAACAAAAGTTGAAACATATTCGTTACTCATGCCCATACTATAAGTGGCTTCTAACTTTGTTTGTAGTTTGCTAGTAGGAGAAGTCGTTCCAATACCTACGTTACCAGAACTATCAATACGCATTTTCTCTCCAGAAGAATTAGAAAACCTAAAGTCGTTTCTTGATTCAATTGATACTGTTCCAGTTGTATCTTTTAATTGTATTGTAGCTGCGGTATCTGTACTTTCAAATCTAGCAACTACGTTTTCTGTACCAGACCTGACGTGTAATCTTGTTGAGGGGCTAACTAGTCCAATACCAACTCTTGCACCGCTAGTGATACGCATTGCTTCTGTAGTGTTACTACCAGCTGTAGAAGCAGTCCCTCCTATTTTAAATCTAAATTCTCCTGAATCAGACTCAATTCTTGTAGAACCATCGTTATCAGCCATAGCTAAAGTTGTGGTAGCATCACCACTTTGCAGATAAGCTAAAGTGTTAGTTGTTGCGTGATAAACGTGTAAAAGTTCTGAAGGACTCGCAGTTCCTATACCTAGTCTGTTATTACTATTATCCCAATAAAGGTTTGCATCACTTGACAATGCTGAAGTGCCTGACCAGAAAGCAACCCTTGTGGCTACGCCTGATCCTGTTACTGTACCACCACCAGAGGTAGAGGTTTCTATAATATAACCATTTTCATCAACACCTAAAAGCTGAGTGGCTGTACCTGTTATATTTCCACCCCCATATTCATTTAATCTTAATTGACCTAAGTCACCAGCATCAAGACCAAGCTCCATCCTAGTTGTGTCGTCTATTCTCCAAGCAAACTTACCACTAGATATAGCAGCACTTCTGTCTAAATTAAAAGTAAAATCAGCATCTCCAACTTGTATTTCTCCTATGTTACTTGTAGAAGTATCTATTAAAGCTATTTGAGCTGAGTTGTCTGAAATAGTAAGCTTGTTTGTAGCAGATGTAGTGCCAATGCCTAAATTTCCAGATGCGGTAAGATGAACTCGAACAGCACCACCTGTTTCAAACTGCATAGGCGCATAAGACCCTGTGCCTCCATAAGTTGCTGAAATATTTGTTTGCGTAGAAGATGCAGAAAGCAACAATTGATTATTTCCACTATCTTGTGCTAGTGCTGCAATTTCTCCTTTTACTAATAACTCTCTGTTAAATAGTGGTTCAGTATTAACAGCAACTGATCCGTCAACAATTACATCACCTGCAAAAGTTGCGTTTTGTGATGAGTCTAATAATAAAGCTCTATTTAACGCAGAGCCTGTGTCTGTAAAAAATCCTAGACTACTTATCGCACCACTACCTCGTAACGCTTGTATTCTAGACATAAACCTATTGGCAGTATCATTGGAACTTGTTTTAAAGTCAATGTTATAACCTCCACCATTATCAATATTATCGTTATCAAAAAGAAGCTGAGTAGTAGGAGAAGTTTGTGATCCTGTTTCGTGTGATATTGTTACAGTTCCACTAACTTCCAACTTAGCACTAGGAGCTGTATTTCCAATTCCTACATTCCCTGAACTATCAATACGCATTCTTTCGGTGTTGTTAGTAGAAATTTTTAAATCTTTAACTCCATTAGAATTAATATTATTAGTGCCATTAGAGGATTGTAAAAATAATGCGCCTGATGTAGTTGCATCTTCTCTGTTAATTTTTATAAAAGCATTTGCCCCTGTATTTGTTACACTAATCCCTGTACTTGTGGTTTCAAACTTTTTAGCATTGTCGTAATATAAATCAACACTATCGTCAGGTGTCATAAGAGCCATAAGCTCAGAACTTCCTGCTTTTCTAAACTTAATTGCTTGACTAGTATCTATAAATAAATCTCCTGCTCCTGACTCTTCTATTACACTACCAATACTTGGGTCGTGGTAAATCTTTAGATCAGATGAATCACCAAGTTCAATTTTAACGTTATCTCCTACTTTGGGGTTGTTTAAAAACTGAATAGCCATCTAGTCTATTATTTTATTTGATTATTTTTTATCCTACGTTTGTCAAAAGTACATCGTAATCTCCATCTGCTTTAGTTCCTAAAAATGCAATAGTTAATTCAGCAGCATCTGGTCTTGTTATTTCAGCATATACAGTTGCACCATCACTGTGATCTAGTATTTCTATTGTTGTATTTAAAGCTGAACCTGCTGTGCCAAAGATAGCAGCATTACTAACATCTACAACAAATGTAGTTACTCCACCAGAAACAGATCTTGATATAGCTGTACTAGAGCTGTCTAAAGATACATTTTTAAATCTATGTTGAAAAAATTCTGAATCTGTAAAAGTCCTAGTGTTACCACTTGAGTCTGTACCTAATACTTTAGATGGCTTATCTGTAGAAGAACTTATTTCATTTACATCAACAACTAAACTAGCTGTACCAGCAGAATATGAAACATCTATACCTGAAGTTGCACTTGCGTTTACATTACCAATACCAACTGTTGTAAGTGTGGCTAAATCTCTATCTGCTTGAACAATGGTAAAATCTGTTTTAGTGACACTACCTGCAGCAACTGTAGCATCAGCTATAACCTGATCACCTACAGTCAAGGGTATACTTGCATCACCGAAGAAATTACCAGCAACAGTTGCAACGTAGTAATCTCCTGTTGTTATAGCAAGATCTTGATCTAGCGTGTACATCTTATCACCAGTATTCGGCCCTGATACTACGACACCAGTACTTGCATTGAAACCACCTTTAAATATTAAAGTACCAGTTAGTGCTAAATTAACATAGTTGTATACAGATTTTGTAGTTGGTATTTGTGTATCAACAGCATTTGTAATAAAATCTTCACCAGATTTAGTAATTGCAGTGGCTACAAATTTTGTTGTATCTACAACTTGCTGCAATGTAGTTACAAAAGAACCAGTACCTGTTCCTGTTACAGCACCTGTTAGTGTTATTGTCTGATCAGGTGTTGCTGTTGTATTTACAGTAAAAACGTTTTCAGATCCAGAACCGCCTCTAGTAACTGTCATATTAGTACCACCGGCTAAACTAACAGTAGAACCAGGTGTTACTGTAAAATCATTGTTTGGAGATGTTGAGTCAGCTGCTCTTAAAGTGAAACTACCACCAACTTGAACATAGCCAGTTCCATTAGCTACTTTTAATTGATTAGTATCTGTTCTATATATAATCTGACCTTGAAGAACACTTGTTGGATCAGCGCCTACGTTTTGTATTACTGCGTTTAATAGTTGACTTGTATTTAGATCAACACTATTTAAGAAATTAATTGCCATGTTTGTTTTAGTTTAAATATGCTTTGCCTGAAAACTGAGAGGCAAATGTTACTGTTAAATTATTTGAATCTATATATTTTACGTCTCCGTAATATAATTGTCCGTTTGCTACGCTTGCTGTATCTACAGCACCCACAGAGGGAAACTTACCTAAGTTATGTTGTATAGTCCAAGTTGTAGCGGGTACACCTTGAGTGAATACAAAAGTTTTATCTCCCGTCTGTCCTGCGACGTCGTAGGTTAGCAGAGAAATAAGATAGTCTTTGTTTTTTTGTAAGACTCCAGATCCCGAAATATAAGTAAGTCCTATATTGTAAAAATTAGGGTCTGTGGTTGCTGCGGATCCAGTCCACAAGTACACTGCCCAATTAGACACGTTTGCAGCGTTGGTTACTAAAACGTAAGAACCAATAAGTGGTGATGTGTAAAAAGAGTCTACTTGCTTATCTGGCTTTGCAAACTTACTAAGAACCCATGTGGTTATGCTAGAAAAATTAACGGTACTACCCTGCGATGTGGCGAAAGATATAGTTCCCACCTCTCTAGTGTCTTGAGGTGTTACGTCTTGATACTTGTAACGCAAGGTCTGAGAGTCAATAACTCCTGACTTATTCAAGTAGTCCGTTACATTTCCTACAGAATAGTTTTTAGTTGCGTTAGAATCATTTGCAGAAGTGCCTATCCACTTATCACTAGCGATTAAGTTTTCATCTAAAGCGTATGTACTAATTCTTGCCATTTCTATATTTTATTTCCAATGAAAGGATTCTCACAAAGATAACAAATTTATAGGAGGCGCTTTCTTATGTATGACAATGCTATCGCTAGTATAACTAACACAAAAGAAACACCCACTATGTAGCCACTAAACTTTTGATATTTGGTCGCGGCCTTGTATTCTATTTTGGTATACGGAACTTCTATATTTCGAAACACAGTGTCAGACTCACAACCTCCATCTATTATTAGGGTGTCGAAGCTCCGCATAATCTTTACTCGGAAGTTGTTCTTTACAATTTCTATGGTATCTATCTTTGAGATGATGACCGTATCCAATACAGCAGTCGGCTTTGTCACAACCGTGTCCTTGACAACTATTGTGTCTTGAACTAACATTGTTGGGTCTTTCTGTATTGCTTTCTGTAGGTGCCATTTTGAAGAGCAGCTAGTTGTTAAAATTATTAACGACAAAGATAAAAAAACAATTATACTAAGAGCGCTACACTTCATGATAATTTAGTGTAAACGGTTCTTCCGTTTTTTTTACTAGCCTTAAGAACCTGACCCCTATTATGCCCATACTTATAAGACACATGAACCCACGCTGGGCAAGAATCGCCAAATTCCCATATCAACTGATCAAATGTTAATGATTCTTTTATATAGTTAAAGACATCCGAGTTCTTACCTCCACATCCATTGGCACATAAATTTATGTCTGCCGCCTCACCCTTACAATGTTGCGACGATTTAGACCCACCGATAGCAGTATTTAAATCTGGAACCCTCAGTCCAGATGTTACACGCACGGGGCCAAACTTATCACGAATAGGTTGAAGAACCTTCTCACATAGCTCTTTTAAATTCTCTATCTGCTCATCGTTAGGAGTGTTGTCTATTCCTAGTCTTTGCGCGGTATGACTGCTTGTCATTTCGCCCAAGCTAAAGTTTGCAGACATCTTCATCGTCGAGAGTTTTCAAACAATCTTGACTCCATGCGGTTCATTTGTTCTTTTATTTCAGATATATCTTCCTTTGTTTCTAAGATAGCATTATCAATTATCTCGGTCTGTAGTCTGAATTCTTCTTTTGTGACTGGAGGTATTGGTAGCTCTTTAGCAATTTCTATATCCCGCTTAATCATACTATAACCTGAAACCGCTACCGCTACAGTCATGCCTATCGCAACAAGAGACTTTATACTAACACCAAGAACTCTATCTTCTCCAAACGTATCTAACATATCTATAGGTGATTTTTTTTTCATTTCTTTCCTGCAAACTTTTCAATTCCTGCAATACCGAAAGAACCTAGTGTGATAAACATAAAAGAGTTATAGATGAACTCATTTACAACTAGGTCTTTTCCTAGCCACCCCGTGATTACATCGACAATCATAACGATTATCATTACGGCAAATGATATAAAACCAACTATTGTTTTTTCGTTCCAATCGTTGGTGTCTTTAAAAATGTCTGCAAAGCTCATAACTTTAGTCTTTAAATGTTTATAGATGCGCATATTTATTGAGTTTGAATTAGATTCAATTGCAAAGTTAGTTCAAAAAAAAGTATTGTTTTTTTACCAAATAGCTACACAACTCACCCTTGAAGTTGACTCCGTTCCTGTAGAAAAAACTTGGAGAACTTGCACAGGTAAATACTGACCAACGGGGAACTTGTTGAATATCACATCATTACCCGCAATTGTTTTTACTTTGATTGTCGCATAGCCCATTTCTGTGGCAGTCATGTCCTCACTACTGCCTACATATAGAAGACATCCAGAAGAAGAGTTAATGCTTGTAGAAAAGACAGGCCCTCCTATAAAAACCTTATAGTTTTCGGTATCCGCAAATAAGTTTGCGCTTACTGTTAAGGTTGTTTCGCTGTCTATAGCGGTTACTGTTACAACAGTGTTGTCTGTAGTGTTATATACAATATCACCTATCTGAACTTTGTTGGTAACAAACTTAGCGTTAGAATCTACTAGCTTGTTTGTTGTTGTAGCTGTTGCAGCGCCTGTTAGTGTTGGGAGAGCTGGGCTAGGGATTAATATTGTATCGCTAGCGATTACTCCTACCGCCAATCCTGTGTTGACGTTTATTTTTGGATATGCCATTTTTGTGTCTTAGAGGGTTAAAAATTCTCTTACTTTAATCCTCAAAGGTAATCTAAAAAAAACTATTTATTTTTTTGATTCATAGTAGCCTCAATAAGCCCTCGCTCATACTCAAGTTGCTTCTCTATGTCTATTAAGCGATCTTCTAGTTCGTTGATTACTTTTACTTTTTTGTCTAGCCTATCATGAACCATGGTTAGTTCTGTCTTCAAAGAAGTAAACTCACTAAAGACTCCGCCTGCTGTAAATACAGCAATAACAAACCATAGGATGATCTGCCAGTTTTTAATTATAAACCCATTATTTGAGTTATTCATCTTACCGAAGGCTTATCCTTTTTTCGCTGTCTTCATTGCCTTTAAAGCCTTAAAGTCAGCACCAGTAATCTTATTATAAGGAGCCGCAACCTTGGCAATTTTTTTTTGTCTATTTGTTAACTTACTCATTAGTTCTTTTTTTTAGGCAAACTTTTAATCTTTCCGTTATCGGTTCTTGCGTACCTGTGAGTTTTGGTCTCTCTGCTTTTAATCAAAGTCCCACTATATCTTTTACCTCCGTAAATCCAACTTACTTTATTTCCCATTTTATTTTCTTGTATGAGTGTATCCTTGTTTCTTTAAAGATACATGTTGAGCCATGGTTTTAGCAACCTTTTTTATTCCAGTTTTGCTATACATGTTATGAACTTTAAATTTAGCCATCTTAATATCCTTTTGAGTATCTGTTAGGATTGTACTTGATATTTCCCTTCATTAGTTTAACGAAAGTATCGGCTTGAGCTTTCCCTACAGCGTTGTATGGAAAGGTCTTTTTCATTTTTGATCCGGAATCAGGACACTTGTAACTTACGGTTGGCATAACTTTAATATTTACCCTTTCGGCTTTTTGGTGATGATTTAGTACTCCCTCCAGGGCCTGCCCAGAGCTTCTTACACGACCAGTACCGAGCCGTTAGTTTGTTTGTTGCGCTAGAGCACTTGTGTCTAGCCTTAAAAGATTTTCGGGCGGCGGGACTATAGTTGTGACCATATCCCTTCGCTCCGAAGTGAATAAGCTTCTCTTGCCCGTTAGAACAAGCCTTAACCATTCGTTTCTTACCGGGTCTATCCGAAGCAACCACGCGGTTGCATTTCATTTTAGACTTGGTAGCCACTATCCTGGCGTCTGCATTGTAGAGTTAAAAGCTTTTATTGCTTGATCTGCAGTCATTTTAGCAATTTTATCTCTTTTTATCTTTTTTTGCTTGGCTTGCATCTTCATAAGCTGGTCTGCCCCTACATCTCTGTAGTCAAATTTAGATGGAGCCAAAGGAGTAGATAAGTCTCTACCTCTTCTTCTAGAGTTTAACATACCTTTAGGCATTCCACTCTTTGTGGTCTTGTCAATAGGCATAGCTTACTTCTTGTAAAGTGAACGCAAGTGACCAGCTACATTATGAACGTGTCCGGGGTGATTGTGTCTGTAAGACATTCCCTTATCAGCTCCATATGCATGGCCATACATTTTCTTAGACATAGCCTTAGACTCATCTCTGCGGTCTTTCATAGACTGAGACTTCTTTCCGTTTCTTGCTCCGATTGACTCATCAAGTCGAGCGTTATATCCTTGTTTCATTTTATAAAGATTACATGTTAACTTTACTACAAATATAATCAAATGGAATTTGAGTTTTCAAAAGCCGGAATTGCGTGGAGAAAAAAACAAGAGCGCAAAAAAAAGCAAAAACAAGAACGGATTAGCCGAAGGAAAAAAGTAAAGGCTGAGAATATAGTAAGGTACCGAAGGGTTGAGCCTATACTAGATTACATGAAGTATTGGAGGATTGTAAGACAGTGGGCGAAGGTAAGATACCAACTCAGTCAAGAGGATTTAGACATATTGTTCTTCCTCTATAGCGAGCAGTATTTTGATAAGACAAAGTTTGCAGAGTTTGAACAAGTCCTCCCTTGGGATAAGAAAAGATTCAAGTCTTTGCTAGAAAGAGAGTGGATTCATGTGTGGAGAAAGTCTGGAGGAGGACATAAGGCCCTATATGAGCTTACAATCAAGGCTCGTTCATGCATAACTACCCTCTATAAAAAGCTAAATGGTGAGGATTTCCCCATCTCAGAGACCGCCAACCCTATGTTTAGGAAGAACGCTAGTTACACTGACAAGGTTTATCGGAAGTATATGCTGAATCTTCGCAAGGAGAGTCAACAACTACGACGTCTCTCTCGGTAATCACCGAGTATGTTGTCTCATCGATGATCATAGTGTGCCCTGTGTTGCGGTCATAGTATATTATGTCCCCATCGGCAATGGCAGTCACCTCCGTGCCTACCTTAACGACCTCTGCCTTCTTATATCTGAAGGTTGTCGCCTCGTCATCAGAGAGTATAAGCCCAGAATCTGTCTTTACCTGCTCGCTAATCTTATTTATGATAATATATTTCCCAATTGGCTTCATGTCTTTTATTTCAAGGCTTAGTGTTCGAATTTTTTACTCTGCGGTATATGTCCTAGCCAAAGTTACAATGGCGTTGGTGCTGAGTATCGTTGTCGCGACACTCGATGCGTTCTTTAGCGCGTTCTTTGTGACTTTTAGTGGGTCAACCACCCCCATCTTAAACATATCGCCATAGCAGTCGTTCTTCACGTCGTAGCCTACGTTCTCACCCTGGATACTATCCATAACAGTGTCTAGGTCTAGACCCGCGTTGATCATAATCTGCCTCATGGGAGACACAAGTGCGTCTGACATTATCCTATTGGCGATACGAGACTCTTTGCTGCTCTGTGTAGCGTCCCACATCTTGTCGTTGAGCATATACTTATGGCTCAGGTTGTATAGGGCGAGCCCTCCTCCTGGCAACACACCCTCTTCGAGTGCAGATCTGACGGCACACACGGCATCGTCCACCCTGTCGTACTTCTCTTTCTGCTCGATATCGCTATTGGCTCCGACATATATCACTCCTATCCCTCCCGTTAGAGATGCGATCCTCTCTTTTACGAAGTCACGCTCGTGCTTAATCTTAGCATGGTCATGAGCAACCCACAGCTCCTCGACTCTAGACTTTATACTCTCTGGATTAGTTTCGTTACGTAGGATTATTGTATTCTCTTTGCCTACAATCACCTTCTCTGCCTTGCCTAAGTCGGCCATGGTTATTGTGCTAAGGTCATCGCCAAGGCTCTCGCTCATAAACTTTCCACCCACACTGACGGCTATATCACCCATCAACTCATGCTGCTTGTATCCAAACTGAGGTGGCATTATGTTACATATCTTCAGACCGCTCTTGACAACATTAGCCGCCAAAGTGTTCACCACCTGGTTTGAGCAGCTCCCAATAATCAGTAGTGGCTGGCCACTCTGTATCACGGGCTTTAGTATGCTCTCTATCGCCAGCACGTTTGTAATCTCATGGTCGGTCATAAGGATATGAGCGTCCTCTAGTATACACTCGTCCTTCTTCTGGTTGTTGACGAACATCTTGTTGGTATATCCCTTGTCAATCTTTATCCCATCGGTCACCTCGTGGTATGTCTTCTCGGTCATACTCTTCTCTACCGTCACAAGC